GTATCTCTATGCGACTCCGCCGTTACATGCACATTTTTATTTTTCATCTTATAAGCCCCCACTTTCTTGAAATACTGCCCACAGACATCGTTCATATCTTTCAATATATCAAAATCATTGTCGGCACATCTTGCAGATCCTGAGCATCCATACGACGACAATATATAGCACATCCGCCCACCTTTTTTCAAAATATGATTGCATAATTGCACTGTAGCTGCCCAATATTTTATTAACCAATCTTCATATGTCTTGTAAGCATTCGTGCTCTGTTTTGCACCCGGATACAATTCCAATTCATAATAAGGCGGACTGAAAAATACCACGTCAAAATATGCATGATATTTCGCCATAAATGCCGGGTTTTTAAAAAGGTTCTCTGAAGGTTGGCAGAATATCGTGCTTTTTTTTAGCGGATAATTCTGTTTGCAAAAATCACCAGTTTTCTTACAGACATCTTCAATGACATCTGTGGCAACATATTCGCCTACCATTGGACATTCCAAGAATCCGTATGCATAAGAAGTCCATCCCAATGTTGGCGAAAATACGCGCATACCAGTTTCGTTTTTATTAACTGTCACTTTATCGCATAGCATCTTTTGGCAAATAGAAAATACTAGATAAGGATTCATAATTGATGCTCGAAAATAGAAGGAAGAGAACACGCTACCAATACGACCTTCATTCATATAATGCCTGGCACTAGGTGTCAAAATCTTGTAATCAATAATTTCATGCAAATAAAGTCTGGTCAATACATCCATAAATGTTGGCAGGTTCTCTAAACCCGATTTCGTATTTTGCAAAATGTCTAACAGATGTATATTGCGAATCAGGTTTTTATAATTAGGCAATGTGTCATTATTGAGCGCAGTTTTAGTCATTGGTTTTTCAGTAATAGTAATAGGTTCTATTGGTCGCAATGATTTTACCCAAAATCTTGCCAAATATTCGTTGCGATTCAATATATGTTCATACAATTGTCGTAAATCTTTTTCTAAAATTTGGCGTTCTTTTGCGTAAGTTTTCAGTGGAACTAATAAGCTGCTGCCTAACATTACACGTGCATTTTGCATGAATTTCGCGAATGTTGGGGAATTAGTGCCAACAAATATATTCAAAAATTGGTCTTGAGAATAAAGTTTCATTTTTGGATTTGCGGATTTATATTATGCATCTATATTTTCATTTTTGGATTCTTGCACAATTGATTCTTGTTCTCGATTTTCTTGTTGTTCTCGATTTTCTTGTTGTTCTCGATTTTCTTGTTGTTGATTTTCTTGTTCTCGATTTTCTTGTTGTTGATTTTCTTCTTCAACGTTCTCTTTATTCAAATTTATTTTCTCTGGATTCAAAATATCAAAAATCAAAAAGAGAACGTCCTTCATTTCTTTAATATCGGATTTAATACCGGTAATCTCATTTTTCAATAATTGAATATTATTTTCACTGTCTGTAGCAAAAGTAACACGCCGTTTTTCGTTAGTGCTAACAGATTGATTTACGTCTAATGAATATAATTGATCGCTAATTATTTCTGTTGGCAGATCTTCCTGAAGTTTGAGTTTTATAATTGAATTGTCATTTTGATAATTTTGTGTTTGAGTAGGTTGTAATTGCACCGGAGATTGTACATCAAGTTCTCTTAACTTGCGATGTTCTTCTACTAATTCAGCCATATTTGCAATCGCTATATCTTCGGACATTGCAAAATTGACTTTGGGTAATTCTGGAGGTGCAGACATTGATTTATATTCGCGTTCTCTTTCTTCAAATTGTCGTTTGTATGTTTCTTCGCGATTTTCAGTTCGCAAATTGCGTGAATACATTGTGCCAACAGAATCTATTGATTGTAGTTGTTGTGATTGTTGTGGTTGTGATGGTGGTTGTTGCGATGGTGTTTGTGATTGTGATTGTTGTTGCGTTGACGGTTGTATATTATAAGAATTTAATTGATTCATCATATAAGAAAGCGTTTGTCTATTCATAGCCAATAATTGATCGCGATTTTGTACTACAGGCGTTTTATTGTGAAAATCGGCAATAATTCCGCGAAACCATGTTTGTTTTTGCATTTGCGAATTTTGGTCATTTTTAGGAAAAGCCTGACCTAATTGTTGCGTTTTATTGATCATATCCCACAATAATTGCTGGTTTTCTGTTTGTACATAAAGAGATTGTATTTGCGATTTCATTTTGTAAAAAGTTTATAAATAAACATATAAAAAAATTTTATATATTTATTTCATTAATTCCTATTCATAATAATGTCTTCTGCAAACTGCTTCATATATACCATCACTACCAACAAGTTCTCTTTCTTGTGAACTAACAATACGTTTAGAAAACGACGCCGCAGTACCATCACCACATTTTTTGCATAGTGCATTCAATTTAACAACACTTTCAGCGCATGGTATTAATCTGACAATTTGTTCAAAAGGTTTCATTTGAAAATCGCCATCTAATCCACAAATAATAACAATCTTATTATCACTGTTAGCACATTCCAAGACGGTTTCATATAAATCTGCGAAAAATTGGGCTTCTTCTATGAAGACTATTTTCGATTTTTTATAATCTTCTAAATTGCGAATATTTTGTAATTTGCTAACAGGAATTGCTTGTATTGTATTTCTATTATGAGTACAAATATTTCCGGATTCTGCATATCTTGTGTCAGACAAATGAGTGTAAATAGATATTGGTATATTTAATGTCTGATACATTTGAATACGGCGAATAATTTCGCTTGTTTTTCCGCTGTACATACAACCGATTATTAGTTCAATTCTACCACTTTGTGGTTGTGGTTGCGTGTTATAGTTGTGAGTGTTACTTGAAAACATTTTATTTAATATCATAATTATTTTATAATATTATATTATCAATTTTTTTATTTTTATATAAAAATAAATAGTAAAATTATTGAAATATTACTATTTGCCGATCAAAATTATATTTCTGGTTGGTTGATTAAACTTACCTCTCCTTGTAGTGATTCTCGTACTGCTGGTGCTACTTCTTGTACTTCTGGTGCTGGTGCTGATACTACTGAGGCTGGCGATACTTGTGCTGGCGATACTTGTGCTGGCGATACTTGTGCTGATACTACTGATGCTGGTTCTACTAGTGCTGGTGCTGGTACTTCTGGTGCTGGTGCTACTTGTGCTGGTACTGGAGCATTAATTGGAGATTCGGTTGTTGAATTATTACCACGCGAATCCGAAATAATAATTTTTCTTTTAATACTAGACGGATTTTTACTAGATGCACATGCAGTATCATTACATTTATTTAAAATGTTTGCTATTAAACTATCAACATTTTTTATAGAATTTTGGATTTTATCAGAATTTTCATTTGTTACATTAATTTCTACGCTATCATAATCATTATAATCATCATCATTTTTAAAAGTACTACCTTTATTATAATTATTTGAAGTATTTGGTTTTATTATTAATGATACATTACTTTTTTTACCACCTTTTTTACGTTTACTTTTATTATTATTACTTTTGTAATTTTTTATATTAGTTTTACTTTTACTTTTACTTTTACTTTTGTAGTTTTTAATATTAGTTTTATTTTTACTTTTATTTTTACTTTTACTTTTATTAATATATTTTTTCCTTGTATTCATAAATATATTATTCTACAATATCTATAGATTTTCTTCATAATGACGAATTATTAAAATACAAGTCGCGATAATCAAACACTACTTTATCATCTATTTTTTTCTTTAAAAAAAGACCAATTCGTTCATCAATAGACATTACATGATCAGGTGCAGACGGTATTTTTCCTGTTAGCATTGTTATAATAAAAAACAAAGAATACATTCCACATTCTGTATTTCCTTTTTGATGATCATGTTCTTCATTATCATATCGTTTGAATGTTATATTCATTTCTTTCCCTTGATTTTCAATACGATCCATTAATTTTTTCACTTCTTCTGGAATACCATCTCCAGCACTGTCAAAATAAAACATAAACCTATTTACAGTGTCTACAAAGAGAGTTACCCAATGACTACCAGGTCCTGTATGTTTGTCTAAATTAAAAACTATTCCGAACCTTTTTTTACCTTTTTTCATCCAATTTTTCAAAGAAAATTTACATAAATCTTCTGAAACACATGAATTTGTCCCTGTACGTTTAGAATCAAAATCAATAGAACTAGGTGATATTGCTACAAAGTCTTTTTCTGCATCTTCATATTGACGTGCAACATTATAAATATCATAATTAGAAAGCCATTCATCTGGATTTGTTTTCCATTCTTTTGGTTGTTCTGGAGCAAAAATATGTTCTTTTATTGTTTTACGCATATTTGCGTCATGTATTAAATCTAACCAACAGGATTCATTTTTATCTTTGCATTTAGTTGTAGCCAATTTGTCGTGGAGATGTTGCCATATTTCGGTGACTTCATTTGTATTTATTTGTTCATTCGGATGATCTTTATTATACTCTTGTTTAATTTTTAAGAGAACGTCGGGACTAAAACAAGTAGCGCCTTTTTTTACAGTATTTTTATTTGCAGCAGGACTACACATAAGCTGTTTTTTGTTTGTTTTACCACCATGCATTTTATTATGAATTTTTTTATTTTTGTTGGTATTTTTTTTGGTATTTTTTCTAAAATATTTATTCTTATAATATTTCATTTTATCTATTATATCTGTAGGAAAAACTAACAGATACTTTTTTAATTATTAAATAAAAGATATAAAAAAGATAATGGTTATATATTGTGGGAAGATGTCCGAGTTGGTCTAAGGAGCCAGACTTAAGATCTGGTGCATTCAGTTGCGCGTGGGTTCAAATCCCGCTTTTCCCATCATTTGGTTCGCAGAGGACCAAATGATGAAAATTTATTTGGTTCGCAGAGGACCAAATGATGAAAATTTATTTGGTTCGCAGAGGACCAAATGATGAAAATTTATTTGGTTCGCAGAGGACCAAATGATGAAAATTTATTTGGTTCGCAGAGGACCAAATGA